CCTTGGAATAAAAAATTAGCTAGTTAAACGGATATTATCTCCTCTCTTCAGGTCCTCACTAACATACTGTGAGGACCCTTTTTTGTATGGCATAATATCTCCCATATCATTCATTACAATATTCAGATAGAATGGTTTGAGAACGTAAATATTTCTTTTATCATCTTCTAGTTTATTTTCATACTCATAATTTGTGACTGGTACTGCAATGTCTCCACTGTCAACTTGATAACCAGCAAAGTAATCATAATAATTTACAGAATACGGTGAGGAAACTTGAAGTCCAGCAGCAACAATTGTTACTCCCTGACTATTTGTAACCGCAGTTGTCTCATAATGATGAATTCCACTGTAAAGAGTATCATAATCACCATACTTGGATAATAGATGAGTATCAAAAGAACTTTGAGTCAAAGGCCATTCTGATTGAATGTTGACAATATTATTTGAGAGCAATACTACCCAATCCAGAGTTGAATCGTCATAAATCTTAAATGCAACGTTATCGGGTCTTTCATCTCCGACAACTTTATATTTTTCAAAAAATGATAAATCTTGAAAAATATCATCTCTAAGTTTTCCCTTCTTAAAAAGGTTCTTTACAGAAATATAATCTGATATTTTAGCATCGGGTAATCTGCTAACGTAATCAAAATTTGGAACCTGACGGAAATATGATGCCATTTTAGTAACCTATCTCTGTTGGAATTTTATCACCATCAATATAGTCATCATCAAATACTGGTTCAAGTTCTTGAAATCCAAGAGTGAGTTCATATGCAACCATAGAATGTGTATCTATATCTGGTGTTCTATTATCATTTTTTTTCTTTCCATATGTCATATAAGATCCATAAGGAGTATAATTTACACTACAACTTGTTAGGGCACACTCTTTAAATTTATTCAAATAAGGATGTGCGTCTTTACCAGTCAGATATGAAATTGCAAATGTATGAGGACTTTTTAAAAGAAGAACAGATTCTGTTCTTTTAACTGACATTGCCTGTTTAAAATACCTAATAATTGTTCTAACATCCTTTGCTTCTTTTGGTCCTCTTGGAGACATTTTGAATATAAAACTAAACCCTCTTAAATAAGGACCATTAAAGAGTAATTCTGTATTTGGATTTGGAACAGCGCCATATTGTCTTGCCAATACGTTTGCTGCACCCCCTAATGTATTTTCGGTAACTTTAGCCGCAATTACTGCCGTTAAAATATTTTTATCGTTTGCTATAGATTTAACACCTTTTTCTGCTGCATTTTTTCCCGCCTCGGCACCACCTATCAAGAAACTATTCGTGGCATCAGCGATTGTTTGAGTAATAACTGATATATCACTCTTTGACCAATCGGCATCATTTCTATCGGTGATATTAGCGGGAATTGGTAATGTAATTGATCCTAAAATTGATCTATTTGTTTTACTTTCATCTTCAATAAACCCCACATTTCTTTGACTTGTATTTGATAGTGATAATGTTACTGGATTATACTGTATAATTGTAAATTTTATACAGTCTTGCCGATCTGATTTTAAATCTTCTGGATATTTTACATGACTATATTTTTGTCTTCCTCTATATTTACTTGTAGCATCTTTTAGTGTGGTGTCTTCAGTTGAACCCGCAGTTAAACCACCACCTGCAGCAGGAGGATCTCCGGTTGGATTTGCTGTATTTTGATTTAACGTCAATGGTTTTTGTTGCTCTGGAGGAATGCTTGCTTTTGTTGCAGCAGTTTTCACTTGTTGATTAGTGTTTGTTTTTAATGCTCCGCTTTCAAGGGATTTCTTTGCCTGATTACCAAAAATTTCATCTCCTACTTTTTTCCCAGAAGGTATATCATCTCCTTGCTTATATTTTGCGTATGTCCAAGTTTTTCCACCATCTTTTGTTGTTGCTGCAGGGATGTAAACATTTGGTTTTTGTGAATATAGTATAGATGTTTCTCCACCATTAACTTTACCATCACTTCCTTGTGTTACTTTAGTTGAAGATACTGTGTAATATGGTTTTCCATCTATATTGGTTACTATTACATCACTACAGATTGCACCTGGTGGGCAAACAGCAGATGCCATCAGAATACCTCCTTACCAAAAGAGGTGTTTAGAATATATTTTTCTGTTCTTCTAAACATTTTACAGTTTTTTATTTATTTAGACGGAATTTTCCATAAGGTATTGCAAGTAATTCATCAAGTTCATTTTCACGAACTACGTGCAATTTACCTATGACTTCTTGCCAGGTATAATTTCTTGATTTTCTCCAGTGAAAGTTAATTCCCTTAAATCCCCATTTTTGAATATCAGTGCAGGCAATTAGGGGATGCTGATCATATTCAATATTTGGAGTTTTGGCAGTATAAAGAAAAGTATAAAATTTTCCTGGCTCTGGATATAATACTTCTTCTTTAAAAACGTCCATGATAATCATCATTAAATCTTCAGGATCTTTTGTATTTTCTTTTCTGACTCTTTTCTTAAGTTCCTTTATTCTTGATGTTGAAGATTTACCTACATATTGTCCAAAACCTTGTGCCATTAGTTATTACCGAAAAGTTCTTTTTCTGTGATGACCATAAAGTTTAAAAGTCTATCGGCACACCATTCTTCTGCAGCTTTCCACTTTGCCTGATTTACTGCATAGGTTTGTGTTTCATAGAGATATGATTTAGTAACTTTTGACTTTTGCTTTGGTGGAACAGTTTGCCTTTGTGGTTTAACTTCGACAACATATGTTTTAATCTTATCCGTGTTTTCCTTTACTTTAATGATAAAATCTGGAAAGTATCTATGAATCCGATTATCAACTGGGGAAAGATATGGTATCCAAAATTCTTCGGAACCATATTCCAAAATATTCTCATTTCTATCACACCACTGCATAAACTTCAATTCCCAAGAACTTCTGTAAATGATATTATTCACATTTCCCTTATATTTTTGGGGATTTTGGGGATGAAATTTACCTTGATTATATTTTGAATCCCGAGGCATCTTTTGTTCTTATGTCTAATACATAATATATACTGTCAAATTTATTTAGATGGCCTCACCAGCACCAAGAGTAAGAAGTGTTTCTGATATCAAATCTAGACTATTAAATCCGGCGCTTACGTCACATTATGAATGTTTTTTTAATCCACCCGATCAGGTAAGAAGATGGATAAAAAACCGTATAGGTGCAGGTGTTGGTGTAAAGGAATATGATTATGATCAGATATCAATTTCTTGTTGTGAGGCATCATTGCCCGGATCTCAAATTGCAACCTATGAACTAAATGATGACTTTACTGGTGTTACTGAAAGGAATGCATATAGAAGGCAATATGATGAAAGAGCAGATTTTACTTTTTATGTAGATCATGATTATAGTATAATTTCTTTTTTTGAGAATTGGATGGCATATATTGCAAATGAACAAATTACTACAACATCTACTGGAGGTGCAGAAACTCGTCCAGAGGAAGATCCAACCAAATATGGATATTACTATAGAATGAATTATCCAGAAGACTATAAGGCAGATGCAATTTATATTCACAAATTTGAAAGAGATTTGGGAAAACAAAGTACTTTGAACAAAAGATACCTACAATACCGTTTTATTAGGGCATTTCCGGTGTCTATTAATTCTATGCCAGTTTCTTATGAATCTTCTTCTTTACTGAAATGTACGGTTTCATTTGCATATATTAGATATATTGTCAATAATTTATATTATCCAAATCCAAAAACTAATAATCCTACTACTACTACCAATAATGTTCCTGGTAATAATTTTGGAGTTGATCCTAGCATACCAACACCAACTCAATTTGTTGGTGATCTTGGACCATTAAGTGCTCGCGGTGGAAGAGTCGTTGATATGTGATAAATAACCATACCTGAATTTTATAGGACATTATGCCTTTACCTAAAATTGCGACACCATCATATGAACTTGAATTGCCTTCAACTGGTGAAACAATTCATTATAGACCTTTCCTAGTAAAAGAAGAAAAAGTATTAGTAATTGCTTTGGAAAGTGAAGACACAAAGCAAATTACTACTGCTATCAAGACAGTTATTAAAAATTGTATTCTCACAAAAAATACCAAGGTAGAAACTCTTCCTACTTTTGATATTGAATATCTGTTCCTCAATATTCGTGCAAAATCTGTCGGAGAAGAGATTGAAGTAAATGTTATTTGCCCCGATGATGAAGAAACTACGGTTACTGTAAAAATTGATTTGGATGCTATTAAAGTTGAGAAAAACGAAAATCATACAAACAAGATTAAAATTGATGATTCCATTATGATGGAAATGAAGTATCCATCTTTGGATCAGTTCATCAAGAATAACTTTGACTTTAAGAAAACTAATGCGATGGAGCAGTCATTTGATTTGATTGCATCCTGTATTGACAAAATCTACACAGAAGAAGAGGTATGGTCTGCTGGTGATGTTACAAAGAAAGAACTGATGGAATTTCTTGAGCAGATGAATTCGACACAATTCAAAGAAATTGAAATCTTCTTTGAAACGATGCCAAAACTTTCTCAT